CCATACCGTCTCTCCAGCTGCCGGAGCTGATGTGAATTGAATGTAATAGGCTCCAGTGGCATAAGCAACAACACTTAAAGCAGTAGCGTCACCTGAAAAACTTCCTGCGCCATCATCGTATGCAAGCAATACGTTTCCAGCTACATTTATGCTAGAGGCGGTAACCTTACCAGGTATAATTGGGTTATCATCCAACGTACCTGCAAAATCAACAGTAACACCATCTCCCGTGCCAATTGATATCATGTTACTAGTTTGAGGATAGGCGTCATAGAATTCTTCGTGCGAATTATAAAGAGGCACCTTAAAGCCAGCGATATAAGCCGGTTTTAAGACATTAGTATAGATATTCTTAAAGTTATATAATGGATCATCCACATCAACGAGGTTTGTTTTATATGTGCCCACATTTGGAGACGTAAAGAAAGTTAAGACCTTCTTGAGTGATTCCAACTTAATGAACGCAGGCATGTCATACAAAACAAACGTATTAATATAATCATCTATTTGGTCATCAGTAATCTGAGCAACAGATGGATTTCTGGTAATACGTCTAATCTTAATTCTTATCTTATTTAACGTCGATAATGTTGAATCTGGTGTAGGCATAACGTCTATCCTCAAACTAGTTAGTTGGGCTTATACTCGTTCTACGGTATACAGTTCATTTGATTTTATATCATCATCACCAAAGAACTCTAAGCTTTCAAAATTATATCTCTTTTTCATACGTCCAACGCGTACAACTGGTCTTCCCGTCTCGTCAGTTTGATACTCATGGATGGGATAACTACCAGAAGACGCCAAATGCTTAGCAACACCCCTTGGTATCGTACGAATTTGACCATCTAGAAGATGGTATGTAATAAGAGAATCCCCCTTATATTTCCTATAATCAAATGAAAGTATCCCACCAGGAACTTCTAAAAATGTGAATTTTCCAGTTACTAATTCAGCATCACGTTCTCTTAACTGAGCAATTGTAGGTTTAGATTTAATTATTTGTGCCATATGGCCTCCTATTAAATAGTTTATGGCTGCCTCGGGTTATCAACCCACCGGGTTATCAACCCACCGGGTTATAAACCCATCAAATAAACGACTCGCTGAGTCATGGACTCGCTGAGTCACTGACTCAGTATATTATCGACCCCGAGGTCGTTAGCACGCGTTATGGTTTATACCATTAACCCCGGGGCCAGTGTGTTGCTATTTTAGTTAGCTATTTCTGACTTACCAGCCATCCAGTAAACAACGTCATCGTTGTTACCAGCAGGACCGGTTGTTCCACCAGCAAGAACTACACCTGTATATCCTTGATTGTAGAACGCACCCGGGCGAGTCATATATCCTGCGTAACCAGGATTATCACCAAGAGGTACAACACTAGCATGTACAAACGGTGTGCTTGTATAGACAGGGAATGTAAATGCTGTAAATGCTGTTGAGTCAACATCAATTGTGAATGTGCTGTCTGTTACCGCTGTGATGTTACCAGTCAAACCATCAAGCTGAACCATTCCATAAAGTGCTGGAACGCTGAACTTAACTCTTTGACCAATTGCATATCCATGGTCTACAAGTGTTGTTACAACAGCACTATCTGCTAATGTAATGCTTGCAATGTTCCTGTTGCTTGGAGTAAACATTCTGTAGATCTCAATATTTGGAGCTACAACTTTGTAGAATCCAGCTGCTCCAGCTACGATGCCAGGTGCGGTTCCAAGAATGTTAGCAAGCCTGAAGTTGGTGTTGGCATTAACTGTATCAACAGAGAAATCTAAACCATTAAGGTTAGTTTGGTCTGAATTATCTAGCCTAACGATTCCACCATCTAGAAGACCTGTTGTGTCAGCTGTGCTGTATACAGGTTGAGTTGCATTTGTACCGGCTGTAACTGCTTCTCTAGCACCAGTTGCATAACTAGAAGAGTCCACAATTTGAATTGAAGCTGCTTGCGTAATTGATGCTACTGTTTGGTCACCAGCTGGGCGGTACTTCATAATTGATGTAGTACCCATACCAAGTTGCCAAAAGAATTCAACACCGTAACCATTATTGGCTGCTGCATGTTGTGTATAGTTAACTATTTTAAGCCAATCTATACCTGAACGGATCTTTAAAGTCTTAGCTGTTCCGTCAGAAGTGAACTTTCCTTGTTGGACTATATTGTTCATTTTAAACCTCTAATTAAATGGTTGATTTAAGGTTAGCAATCCAAGCATCATTGGTGATCGCTTGAGCATGTGACATCTTCCATCCACCTGTTGAGTTTAATTCAAGAGGTCCACCAGCAATCTTGCTATCATGATAAATGAAACTAGCATTAGCTTTTTCTAAGCCAATAGTCGTATATGCTTCCATACCAGCAATAATGGTGTTATACACAGTTTTACCCAAAGCAGAAGAAGCAAGTACCTTAGAACCGCGAGAAGAAAGTAAAAATCTCACATGTCCCAATGCTCCCCACTCAGCAGGATCAATATCCTTTTGAGAACCATACTCAATTGTATGCTTGAAACCATTAATATTCTCTAAAGTTGATGATAAGTCTGTATCCGCCAATCCAATGTAAGCATTAGGAACTGGAGCCGTACCAAACTTGTTTGAACCTTCTATTGATGAAGATATTGTCTTAGCAGTGTGACCCAGTAGGCCCCTAACTACATCTTGAACATCAGATAGTGTCAATTCTGTTGGAGAGTCACCATTTACTCCACCTACAGAGAATACAGAGAATGCAGTTGTAGCCAAAAGATCTCTTATAAGATCATCTTCAGTTCTTCTCATCGAACGGCCTAAAAGCTTAGCTCTTTGATTTAAAACTGGAGACTGACTCGTTAAACTCACCTGTTCATTAATTTCGACCCACGCACCATACCATTGAATCTGTGCATCAACAAACACAGATGACATGTTTTTAGATGGAGGATGAGCACCCGTGTTTCCAAGTGGAACCGTTGCGCTACCTATATCATCGTATCTTTCCATACTAATAATATTTCCACTTCTGGAAGCTAAGCTCTTCTTCATAGCAGCTTTGCCATAAATTAGATCCGGCTCTTCCATGCTAAGAAGAACTCTATCGTAATATACCTGAACTGGAGCAGGCAAGGTTGTTGTTGTTACTCTGGACATAAAAAATTCCTTAAGTAATAAATATAAGAAAATATACTTTACAACTTAAGTCGGACGAGACTTGTGTAAGTTGCCTTACTACGTCCTAGATTTGCGAGATCCTATACGCTAGCTACTGAAACAAAGCATTCCGAGTGACGAGCTCTGATCCGTCGATAATACTTCTTTCCGTAGCTGTTTAAATCTTATCAGTGTGATATTTAAAAAACAATAACCTATATAAAAAACCCCCGGCGTAGGCAAACAACCGAGGGTTAGCGTTAAAGTGCAGTGATTGTCTATAGAGGACTCATTGAGTCTGGACTCATTAGCCGCCGGCCCTCTCTGTTGCTATTCTAATTATCTCAGCCCTTGTTGATTTATCCGAAAGGTCAGAATAATCACGAGCGTAAGACAATGCTGAAGTACTCTTTAAAGAACTAACGGGTCTTGGCTTGTTAATGTTGGTTTCAACATTCTCTTTTTTAGAAACGTATTCTTCGTCAATATTGAGTCCAAACTTCTTAATAATATTGTAAGCCGACACACCAGTTGTGTATATATCTCTAGATTGATCAAGGGTTGCTGCTATCTCAGGAAATCTCTGCTTTAAGATAGCAATACTCTCCTGTGTGACAACTTTACTGAAATCTGGATACTGACTAGATAACTTCATTCTGGAGTTGCTATCGACCATCTGAGCAACACTACGTTTTAATATCTTAATCTCTTTTTGATTTACATCTTCGTCAAGGTAATCATCAAGGTCTTCATCAACACTTGTGTTATCAACACTTGTGTTGGCAACACTTGCTTTAGCCTGTGCCGCCTCTAAAGCTTGAACGCGTCTAAAGTATTCATCACGTTCTTGTTGTAACTGTTTTCTCGACTCACGTAGCGCCTTCAAATTCTCTTCACGGTCTGAATTAGGCCTAGGAACCTGCTTAGCGCTATCTAATTCAGCCTGATTAACTATATCTAGAGCCTCTTGCTGCTCATCGACACTTGTGTCATCAACGCCTGTATCAACGGCATCCGCGTTATCAACACCCGTGTTATCAACACCTGTGTTATCAACACCCGTGTTATCAACACCCGTGTTATCAATACCTGTGTTATCAATACCTGTGTCAACACTTGTGTCAACGGCATCCACATTCATCATTTCTTCTGACATAATTTAACTCTCCTGATTTTAAGCGAGGCTAGTCTCGAGACCGATCTCGTTATTTAATTCTCTTGCCCTGGAAAGTAACTTTCCTTCCATATAATCTACCACAAAAGGCAACAATTCGTTCTTGTGTAAACCTATGCTGTATTTTTGTAGGTAAATCTTTTTACATAGACGCTTAGATGGTATAACCCATAAAAACGTCAGATCTTCAGTAACCGGGTTAAACATGTAAACCGTCTGATCACAGTTGGGCGTAGGGCACGACTGCCTCGTAAAAAAGTAGTTACGAAGCGTTTTACTGATAAGTCGTTCAACCTTAGTTAGCACCACAACAAAATAGTTGCCAGTATGCTTCTCTTTACCTTTAAGCGCGGTATCCACAAGGGTAGTCATATAGTCCTTGTTCATCTCTTTAGATAACTCGCGCACCTCTACAGTCTCATCCGTATGCTTAGACGCCTTCTCAAAGGCCTGCCTGCCTATATCAGTATAGTTACTTGGATCTTCAATCTTGACACCCGTGTCCGTGACACCCGTGTCCGTGACACCAGTGTTCTTGACACCGACACCCGTGTCACCAGTGTCCTTATCTTTAACACCTGTGTTTTTAACAGCCATAAGCTAATTACTCCTATAAGCCACGATTCTGCGAATCACGATTCTTCTTATTCTTACTCTTCTTGTTGCTCTTTTTGTTATCAACACTGGTGTCCTTAACACTGGTGTTATCAACACTAGTGTTATCAACACTAGTGTTTTTACTGGATGGAGTCATAAGGTCTTCAAAGACAACCTTGAATATTCCCTTTGGTCTTACGCTAGTTGGACTTAAAAACTTCTTCATCATACTGTTTGTCCTCCGTTAATGCCCTGGCCCTGGTTTATCTTACTTGGCTCCTTTGTTGCACCTGTAACTATTGCGCTACCCAGTTGAGCGGAGTTATTCTGTACGTCTTTACCCTCAACGACCTGTGTTAAATTTATCAACTTAATCAGCTGGTTAATATCAATGTCATCGATCTCTTTAAGAGACTTAACCAAGTTCAACATAGCCTGGCTCTTGTCTTTCTTGGCTTCTTCCTTGCGTTCTTCCATCAAGCCGATATTGGAGTAAACACGGGAATCACGTTCCTTAGCAAGAGAAAGATCTGACTGAACCTTAGCCTTAGCTAGCTCTGCTTGTGCTTCTTGGAGCTGTTGTGCTACTTGTTGTACTTGCTGTTCTTGTTGTTGCTTGGTTTCAGCTTCTTGCTTCATCTTTTCGATGAGTTTAGTTTTATTCTGTAATGTAGCAGCTTCAATAATAACATCATCAGGAATAGGAACATTAATCTCTCTGAGGTTGATAAGCTGCGCAAACTCAACTTGCTTTTGAGTTGTGGTGTTAAAGCCTTGCTCAACCGCAGCATCATATTTACCAAACGCCTTGTTATAAAACTGAGGATTTGGCTCTTCTTCTAGAATTCTCTTAATTTTACCGGGGGTGTAGTTCTCTTGTATGGCCGAAAGCATAAGTGAACCAATGATCTTCTGTGATCTATCTAGTTGATCAAAAAGAGACTGTAGAGTTGTTAGGCCTGCACCTTGGCGAAGCATTGATAACACACCAGACTTGTCGTCAATTGCACTACCAAGTAACTCTTCATTTACGCCAGATATCTGCTGGATCTCTTTAGCTAGGATCTCTGAAAGCTGAAACATTGATGGTGGTATCTGAGGTGCTTGTATTTGTTGGACATCGGTCATTTGCGCAGAAGCTTTGAGAGCGAGCCCTTTACCTTGCCCAGAAAGGTGCACATCGTCAGGATTAACGAGCGCATCTTCTTTATATACCCAACCACTATTGAGTTGACTTTCAACGACATCGAGTTCAATGTTTTTTCTACGATTGTAAAGATATTGCGGATCACGTAACCCCCTAACAACTGATTGTAGTTTTAAAGAATAATCATCGATATTAGGATTAAAATACCCAAAAACTGGAGCAAATGGATACTTATCAATGCCCAGTGGATTCAATCCGTCATATACGACCACGCCTTGAACAAGAATAGCTAGCCTAACTGTTGGTATATCAATTTCTGCAACGGTAACAGTTGGATACTGAGCTAGAAACTCATCTAACGCAATATCAGACTTACCATTCCACTCTGAAGTCTCGCCTGTTTGTGTATCAACAAGTAGTTTTTGCTTCCTGGAATCTAAATAATAGTATTCGTCATAAGCCAAGAATCCTTTTTCACCCAAATGACTGTGTTCAGGCATAAAGGTAAATATGTTCTCAGTACCAAGATGACTTACTTCTTCAATCATATCTTTTTTGTCTGGGAGAAGAGAAATAGCCTGGTTTTTAGTTAGATAAGAACGCTTCCATAAAAAGTTACAATCGGATAAATCTGCCTTGCGAAAGTATGGATCGATAATAAAGCTGTTGAAGGCAAGATGATCAACCTTTAGGGAGCCTGAAACTGGATCTGATCTGTAGTCGTTCCATAAGTGCAATAAGCTAAATCCGGTAGTCAAAGCTTCTGTAAAGGCAGAACTCACGGTCTCTAGTACGTATTCTTTTCTGTTGATGTGACTAAAGATCTTTGAGTACTGATCGGCTGTAGCCTGGTCACCGTTCTCAACAGGTATTACTATGCTGGACATCCTGTTACGTCTTTGGTGCCCGGAAATCATTTCGATGATAACTCTAATACGATTAAAGTTAAAAACATTACGCCGCTTTAAAGGCATATTTTGATATACCTCGCTCCATACAGTCTGGTCACCGGAGTAGAATCTTGAGTCTAATTCGGCCTGGTACCAGAACGCATTGTTCTTGTCATAGTGCTCACGAAAAGAATCCTGCATCTTAGCTTTTATGTAGTCATCCTTTTCAGAGTGATAACTACTAGCATTACTAGGAAATAATTTCATTACGCCTTACCCCTTAACATTAAAAATAAACAAAGCTAGGTACCGGCCAATCTGGCTCCGGACCATTATTATCCTAATGGATTAAAACTATTACCACCACTACTACCATACATAACCCTATTGTATCTAGCGTTTAGTTCTTCTGCTGATGTGCCCTGGGTTACTAGATTTAATGATGTGCAAAGGAGCCTCATACTGTCTGATGCGTGGCTTGCGTAATCGTGGAGTGGTTTCTGCTCAAAGTCCATCTTTTTTTGATTATAAACCTTTCTATAGTTCTCTAGCATCTTAATCAATTTAGAACACTTGCGTTCATCAACCCAGAAAGTGGGAAGCTTGGCCCTTACTGCTTGTATTCCATGAAACACTTCCATCCTTGGTCCTCTGACAAAGTTTAAACCCAGTTGTGATGCTATTTGCATAGGGCTTAATCCATTAGAAGAGTTTTTGTTGCTAATGTCATGTGGTGCTATGTGTTTTCCATAGTTTTGTGCATATGGCTTATTCTTAACAACACCAACATATGCCTCCATTGCCATATTGTTGTTCTCATAGTAATCAATAATATGTATCGCTTTACCGATTACCTGAAAGAATATTATAGCGGTTGCATCTGTATATCCAACATCCCAAGCTGTATGTACAGGGAATGAGCTCTCGTAAGATACATCACCTATTCTGTTATTAAGGCGCATCTCATTTATTATCTTGCCATAATAACTACCCTCAACACCCGTCTCAAAACTACAGTTATGAACAGCCCTTCCGCCAACAATGTAACTTTCATCATATTGAACGGCTAAATTGTAAACACCGCCAGTATAATCCTCGGTTTCTATAGACATTATTTTGGCGGCTATTCCATATTTTGCTCTAGATAAATAATTAAAATGATTTTTTAATTTAGAAATAAATATCTGTACAGAATATGATTCTCTAGTTTCATACGTCTTACCATGAGGAAAAGTAATTGGGCCTCCTTTTCTATGGGTAATCCCAGCCGCATAACCAAGATTTAAACTATTGGCTAAAAATTGAACCTGATAAGCCAATGACTTACTCGTAGTAGAAAAAGAATATTTCTCATGTCCCTTATGAATAGAATGACAACCATCGCCCTTCATTAATTCATGAAAGAAATCTTTTTCAAAACCAATGATAAGACTGAATGGTATATGTTTTTCATAGCAAATTACACCACAGTGATCGCGGAAGAAATCAACATAAAATACGGAAGCTATAATTACATTATTAACGTGCTCTTTATCCCTAAATAAAACAGTAAACTTAATATCAAGAGCATTGAGAAGTTCTTTTATTCTTTTGGTCTTTTCTTCGTTTACTGTAAATTGAACCCCATTCTTAAAACAACTTCCGTCGGAAATATACCACGCTAAAAGCATACATAGTTCATATGATATAACGGAAACATTAGACAATTGTTTCTTGGGGAATACAATCCTATCTTTAATAGTTATTTCACCAGCTTTTTTCCACGAGTATTCCTGAGTTTCCTGACAATATACCCTTATTGGGTGTTCAGGAGTACTCCTTATAGTTTCGTATGAACCATAAGATCTTATAGATATTAAGCTTCCAGAATATTCCCTTTTAAAAAGCTTGGTAACTTTTCTCAACCTTCCTGAATGAGAAAAAACTAACTCATTAAGCTTTATATCTGAAATGTCCGTTAATCCATCTGCTGTCAACACCTGCTGATCACCTGGAAAGCAGAAGAATTCTTGGGAAATCATAGCTTCAGACATTTCTCCAGAAAGTCGAAGGGAGTTTATTTCTTCCATTGGTATGTGATTAGTGTCATCAAGTGTTAAATGGTAACAAAACCAATCTTTAGAGTTCAGTGCTATCTGATACAGAT